GCTGGAACCAACAGGCATATCAAAATTAGCTCGTCTTTCCACGATCCCTTCATTTGATCGACCGCACTGGCCTCCCAACCAATTGTTCCCGCAATTTGAGCTTCTTTAAGTGACTTCTGAGCTTTTATTTCCGTTAAAGCTAGGTCTGCTTTTGCTTTTTTAGTCTCAACAAAGCCTTTTACTGCGTTGCCCACCAAATTTGATAGCGGACCTACTAATAGATTAAACATTTCCACGTCCTTGTGGTGTATTTGTCTTTTGTAAGGCTACATCAGCACGTAAGTTAGCTAAATCATAGTCTTTTTTTAACTTCTGAGCGTCAAAACTTTGTTTGTAATCAAATTGATTCTCTTTTAATGCTTGATTTTCACCTTTTAGTTGAGCTTGCATCTCCATTTCTGATTGTTTTAGAGCTAATTCTTGTTGTTTAAGCAAAACAAGAGGATCCATGTTTTGATCCTGCATAGATTCCTGTTCTTCCATGACCATTTGTTCTGTAATTTTTACAATTTCTTCATCAATTTTAGTTACTCTTTGCATTTGTAGTGCTTGTAACGCTTCTGGTGGCACTTGATCACCAAATTGTTGGCGTAATTTTTCTGCCTCTTCTACCATTGCTTGATCAACAACCTGTGTAGCAAGTAAAGAAGTGTGTTGCATGATGTGAGAAACTAAATTCATAACTGCCATTGGATTAGCTTTCACTAAAACAGATGACATAAATGTTCTGTGTGCTTTAATGTGAAGTTCATGATTTTGTTGTGGAAAAGCTTGTAAAGGAGCACCACGTAATACAACACTATGTTCCATAGCTGGATCTTGCGGTTGCGGTTGAGGTGGTACTGGAAGTATTTGTTCAATATCTTTTATACCTAAAGCTATATACATTCTTCTGTAAGCCTCACGTAAATTATGCATCTGAGGATTACTCTGAGCAAGTTGTAATTGGTTTTGTGCTAACGTCACACGTTGTGACATGGAGAAAATGTTTGGATCTGATACAGGTAAAATATCTATATTGTCATCAAAATCGAGAGCCTTAATTTGTCTAGGTCCACCTTGAACATTAAAAGGGTATACGGGTGGAAGAGCTACTTTAAAAATTTTAGCTAATAATTTAAATTCTTTCTTTTGAGCAAAGTGTAATCTTTTGTGAACAGCAGACATAACTTTTGTGCCACGTTCCATAAGAGCCATGGTGGTACCCACAGGAGTTTGTGATTTACCTATTTCAGATGTTTGCATATCTGCAACAGTTGCAAATTGTTTTGCAGCATCCACACAGAAGCCTAATAGTTGCATAAGAACTTGGTCAGGACCTTTGTAAGGTAAAGGCATTAATGCTTCACGAATAATTCCATTAGGAGCATCAACATCTCTAAACTCACCAGGTTGTAATGGTTGATCATCATCACGTATTCTTAAACCACGTGACTTATAACCTGCTGGTAGATTAGATAAAGTACCTGCATCTAATAGTTGTCTCAATGCTGTTGTGGCAGTTCTTGTCAAACCACCAATCATGTGAATTAAACCAAACCCATAAAAACCTAGTCCAGGTAAAAACTTGTAGTGAACAAAATATTCATTTTTTCTTTTAAGTGGATCTTCTTCAACATAGTTTCTATATATAGATAAAACTTTATTTGACGATCTATCTATAGTAACAACATAAGGCAATTTAATTCCACTAGGTTCGCCATCCTTTGGATTTAAATCTTCAAAACCTTCTAAATCTAAATCAACATGCATTTCATATAATTCGGACATGTCATCCATTTGATAGCTATTTGGATTTACACCATCTATTCTATCCATTTTTTCTTGAAGACCTGACTCATCATTACCATCATAGGATTGTAGGTCTACGTCACGATAGAAACCAGAAACTTGTTTCTTTCTCAAATCGTTCATAGACATTTTTACAATTTGTGAAATTCTATCGCAGCTGTCTAAGTCTGATGCTCCGTAAGGAACAATAATATCTTCTGCGGGAATAAACTTTGATGTAGCCCTACCTCGAACTTCATCATAATAAATTTTTTTAAATGCACTTCCTGATAAAGGTAATTGAAATAACAATTGATCCATTTCAGGATTATAATCTTCCATGACATGAGTAATCTCATAGTTCATATATTCTTTGACACGTTCTGCTGCTAATTGAAGTTGTTCATTGTTAGCACCAACAACTTGAGTTCTAACAGGACCGTCACTAGGTAATAATTCAACATAAGCCATCGCTTGGAATTGTGTAACAGCTTGAGCTAAGACAGGGGGATTAACACTTGCAGCACCTCTGAATGGTCTGGTGCGTTCTTCATATTTGAAACCTAATAAATCTAAACCTTTGGTATAAGCAGTTTCCCAATCCTCTCTAGAGGATCTGTCATTTTCGACTTTATCTATAAGGTCATTGGAAAGAGATTGTAAATACCCTTCATCTAAAATTTCTGCTAAGTTTGAATTGAATCCTGAAGTTAAAGGTGAATCTTCTTCACCAACTACGGCAGATCCATCATCAATAATTTCTACGTTAGCTTCACCATTAGTTTCAAGATCAACTGTGGTGCCAACCTCTTCTACTTGAACATCATCTTCTTCACGACCCCCTGCTTGTGGATTAGGTTCTCGTGCTAAGTAAGGTGTGTCCTGAATGCTATCGAATTTATCTACCATATTCGCCGTATATATCTGTTATAGAAAGTAAACTATCTTTTGCAATAGTTCCACCAGATTTTTTCTTAAACATAAACATTGGTTTTTGAGCTTTATCAGAATCCAAGGTAATAGTAAACATTTGTATTTCTCGTGGATCATATTCTTCAATCAAAACCTGTGCTGCATTTCTGTCATCACCAGGTCCTAAAGGAACAAGTTCAAAATCTTCAAAATCAGCAGTTCTAGCTGTATCGGTTGTTTCCGTCACAGTCTTTGGTTGTACATAGTAATCCATAGTTTGACCTGGAGCTATCTCTCTTGAATAAATTACTTGATTAGCTCCTAAAGTATTTGCATTTCTACCAAGTTGTTCATTAATTAATAATTGTGCTTCCTCAGGGTCTAATCCTTTAGCAAGTTGATCTTGTTTTAAATATTCATATTCACCTTCCAAATTTCTTTTATAGAATGTCAAACCACGATCAGAAAGATTTGGATTCATAACAGTTTCTGCTTTTGCTGTNCCTCCGTACTTTTTCGCAATATTTTTCATTTGCTGTATAGCTACTTTGCCATACAAATCTTTAAACTTTTTACCTGCATCACTATCTGGATTTTTACCCCATCGTTGATTAACTAAATCTGAAGGATATATAGCCACTTTTTGAATGCCTCTAGATTGTGCGTCTTTGATGGTGGCTTTTAATAATAGATCAACATAGTCAGCTTGTTTATTAAAAGGGATAGGTGGAAATAATTCTAATTTTTTTGTTCCACTNTAACTCAAACCATCTTCTAGGGAACGAACATTAGTATCTTCTGCATAACGCCTTAGTTCATCCGTCTCTCTTGTGGCTGGAACGTCAATGCCTTTTAATAAATCATCTAATTGACCTGAACGATTTAAATCCATTAAATTATCTAAAACTACTTGTTGTTTATCTGAAATATTTTTTAATGTGAATCCTGTTTCTGGATTACTTTGTTTTATATCTTTAGAAAGAATTGAATCAATTTGAGATTGCAACTCAGTCAATTGTTTTTGATAGTCTGGTATGGTAGATCGTGCTGCTTCATTAGGAAAAGGTTTTATTAAATCAGCATTTTGAATTAGAGACTGTTCTACAGCAGGAGGTATTTTGGCATTTAAAGTATCTAAAATTCTATTAGCATCTTGTCCACGAAAAGTATCCCCTGTTTGTATCTCTCTATTTGCTGTCGCCTTTATATTTTCAATACGTTTCAAGAAAGCTTGAAGACGCTCTTGTTCTTTTCGAACTTTCGTCAACATATCTGTTTGCATCTCTTGAATAACAGCTACATTTTTTCCATCAGGTTGAGTGTAATTAGCAACACGTGTAAATCCTAAAACATTATTTTCCCTGAAATGACCGCTTTCGACAAAAGGTTTTTTATCTCCGGGTAAGGGACCTGAGTTTACAACTATTTCTCGATAGTTCGTGCCTACTTCATCTAAGGGTTGATTTCCTTCGTTTCGATGTCTT